GTTTGGCTTACATAATCATTATATCATAAATCTCGGAGAATGTACACAACTATTTTCACGGGGGTGAAAATAGTCCCCGGACGTATACCCGGTATAGAAAATTGCTGACTTTACAATACTGAGCTTATTTTGTGTGTTTTGCGTCTTTTCCCTTATTTTTATTTTCGATACGGTTTCTATTTTGTATCTTTTTTCCACGCTTTTCTAGACGTTCGAGCACTTCATGAGCATCCATCCAAATATCCTTGTCTTCAAGCATAGCCTGTATTTCTGTTTCTGACAAAAAGTCGGAATACATGTCTTTAAACAATTTTGCACTCCAGTTGCGTTCATGAACCATGCCGTGATACATTTCCCCACCTTTGCCAGCGGTTCCCGCGCTATAATTATGAAACATAAACATACTGTGATCAGTAATCATATATTCATCCGCTAATAAGAAGATGAGAGTTGCTGCACTCATACACGCTCCTTCAACACTAACAATAATATGCGATTCGGTTTCAGCTAGTGCTTGCATAAACTGAATCGTAGTAAACAGGTTACCGCCCGGGCAATTTATGTGAATCTTTATAATATCATTTGGTCGACTATTACGTATGTCATGAAACCATTGTATATAGTTGCTGGCATCTCCAATCTCGTCACACAAATAATACTCCTTTATGGAACCATATTCGCTAGTAAAACAATCAGCTACTCCGCCCGTCAATAAATCCAAGAATCCCTTGTTTTGTATGTTTGTATGTTTATGCATGGCCAAATAATTTTTTTGTGTTATATTCATTTATAATATCTAAAAGTTCTAACGTCCAACGATCTCGTTTTTCAACAAAAACTAGTGGCTCCTGAGAATTTTCTACACTCATAATAATGACATTTTGGGGGACGGGAATATTGGTTCTTTCCTCAAACATAATAGCATACGCCGCGGTTTGAATAAAATAATTGCTAATATCCTTCGCCTGTTTAACTCTTGAGCTTGTCTTAAAATCGACAATACTTAGTTTACCATCAAACTCAGCAACAAGGTCAACTCGTCCAGCAACACCGAGGTGGTCAGAATAGAGTGGCTGTTCTTGCAAAATTACTTTACCAATACGCGAGTCGAGTACTGGCTGTATTGCCCTAAACATCGCCTTTACATGCGGCATTTCTCCTTCCGCAAAATATTCTTCGGCATTGTCTATATACTTCTCAACCGCAGTGTGCAGCGCCGATCCCCGAGTACTAGCATGTCGCCCTATTCTGTTTGCTTCGGCGTCACCAACTCTGGCTCTCCATTCCTGAAGTGCGCCCTTGTCACGAGCTCCAAGCACTGTAGTAATACTAGGATATTTTTTCCCATGTGGTGTCTCGTATGTTCTTCCAGAGGCTGTAGTACAATCTTCTAGATTTGAATATCCCAGTGACACCGGGTAATGTTTAAACGTGCGTCGCATTATAGTTTATCCCAATCAACAAAAAGTTTTTGCTGTATTTCCTTATTTTTACGGCTGTCATCAAAGCGATTCTTTTTATACTTTTTAGTATTTGACGTATCGCTGTTATCATTATAATAACTGTGTTGCGTTTTTTTATCTTTATTTTTTCTGCTTCGTCCCATATCTCAACGGGTTTGTATTGTGGTGTTTCTCCCACTTGCTTTTTTTACTTTATTCAATACGTCGTTCCAACCGCTGCCAGCTCGTTGAAGAATTGTTTTGTTGCCGTCATACGATATACCCGGGGCTGAAACAACGCGTCTTACATTTCCAATCAAATTACAGTGTGGACACTCTTCATCTAACGGTTGGTCTCTAGAATCCATGGGCAGGCGCGCTTCCCATTGGCACTCACAAGACACACAATTATATGCGTATGTCATATTATTATATTCCTAAATTAGTAAATGCCGCGGCTACGACCGCGGGTGTAACATAACTATATTTTTTATGAAGGCTCTTGTCTTTCATTGCAATCAAAATTTCGGCATCAGACGCATGCACATTTTCAAGCAATAAAATAAACAGTTTCTCCTTTTTGATTTTATTTACAGCGGCGTTTTGTACTAACAATTTCGGGAGAACCTGTAGCTGTTTTCTCATCGACGACCAAAGTATTCCAGCCGGAAGAAGACTTGGTGTAAATGGAGGAGCTCCAGCCGGAAGATCAAACACGATATTAGAGCAAAACGCGCCCTGTAGTATTGTCTTTAATTCATATGACTCATTTTCCTGAAGTATAGTTATACGATCAGCTATCGTTTTAGTTTTTTGAATTTGTTCAAAAATTTCAAATGGATGTTTTTTAACTTTGTTTGCTTTCATAGTATATGATTTATTTATGCGTAAAAAATTCTTCTGCACACGAAACAAGCATATTACATCTTTTAGAGATAAGATAATTTAATATTTTTGAATTTCCCACATTGGGTGAATTTGCAAATTGCGTCAAGATTGCAGCCTTTATTTCAGGCGGTGTCTTGCTGAGATCAATTACAGTGCTGTTGCGAACATAATTGCGGTATACATTTTCAGGCAAAACCGACTCTAGCTGGCCAGACGCCGCTGCGAGAAGCCAAGATTTTATTTTGGCCGAGCTTAGCGGGGTTTGACGAGCGCCTTCAACAAATACATTGTCTGCTGACAACACATTTGGAATGCCATCGCCGCCATCGCCGCGAAAAATGTGTTCATACAAATATTGAATCGATAGAAAAAAATGTAGATAATACAACTGATATTCTTTATCGCCCCAACTTTCAGTTACTAAAAGTGCCTATAAAAGAAAATAATAGAAGAAGAAAGTGATGAGGAAGAAGAAGAAGAAGGTGAAGAAGAAATAGGAAATAAAGTGTTAGATGTTACGGGAACAAAATTAAAAAGTCCTTATTATTGGCAAAAAAGAATGGAGACATATGATCCTACATTATTTAAAACGATAAAAAATGATAAATTTAATGCATATTCAAGAATTTGTCCAGCAAATGTAAGAAGACAGCCAGTTATTTTAACAAAAGAGGAATTAAATAAAATACAAGAGAAATATCCCAATGAGTTAAAACAAGAAGATATTTTAAAATATAGTGCGACAGAAGGTAAAGAATTTTATTATATATGTCCTAGGTATTGGTGTTTTTTAACAAATTCGTATATTACAAAAGAAGATGTAGATAAAGGTGTATGTGGAGGTGTAATACCTCAAAATGCAAAAACGATACCTAAGGGAAAATATGTATATGAATTCTTTTCAGAACAATATCATGGAACTCAAGAAAATTATTTAAAACATTATCCTACTTTTCATTCAAAAAAAAGAACAGACGAAGGCTATTATATACCTTGTTGTAATAAAATTTATAAAACAACAGCACAAAGAAAATTAAAAAAAGAAGCGGAAGAACATTTACAAATAATAAATGAAGTAGAGGAAGAGCCAAATAAATTATTAATAAAAAAAATAAGTCCAAGAGGAGTTCTACCAAAACCTATTCATTCTGTAACACCAACTATTTCAATAGATCAAGAAATAAAAAAACAAAATACAAATTATATTATTGGCCCAGAAAGATTTCCTATAGAAAAAAACAAATGGGGATTTTTACCTCCTTCTATTCAATATTTTTTTAATGAATCCGCTTTTGATTGTCAAATAAGTGGAATAAATAAAAATATTAAAGAAAATCATTTATGTTTATTGCGTAGAGGTGTAGAAAATAGTTTAAATCAATCTTTTATTGCTTGTTTATCAATGGTAAAGTATTTTATAATCGATACATCTATTATACCTTCTATTACTGAAATGAAAGAAGTGATTATTCAATCCTTAAATCTTGATATTTTTGTACAATTACAAAATGGTAACTTAATAACTTATTTTGGAGATAATACGAGACAAGTTGATATATATAATGATAAGTATAGAAGCGCTGAAGTATATAAAAAGACGGAAACAAAAGGAGAATTTTTAAAAAAAATCATAATAGCTTATGAAAATTTTATAGATTACTTAAAAAATGATGAGGTATTGATAGATTATACATATTTGTGGGATTTAATAACAATGCCTAATCCAAAATTATTTCCTGCTGGATTAAATTTAATTATATTAGAGATACCAGAAAATGATTCGACGATGAATGTAGAAATTATTTGTCCAAGCAATCAATATTCTCAAGAGATATGGCATAGTAGAAGATCATCTATTTTTATTATAAAAAAAAATAATCAATTCGAACCTATTTTTGGTATGTTTAAAGAAAAAATAAAATTAAAAATTACAGAAACTATAAGAACAAAATTTACAGATTTTGATAAAACAATTCCATCAAATATAAAGATTATTTTAAACAAGATAATTAAACCTATTTTTTTACAAAATTGTAAACCACTAAATAGTAACCCACAACATTATGAATTTTATTTACCTATTGAATTGAATAAAATTATTAAAGAAATAAATAAAAAACATTATACTATTGTTTCTCAAGTAGTTAATTTTAATGGAAAAATGATAGGATTAAAAGTAAAAAATAAAAAAGAAATAGAATGTATTATTCCGTGTAATCCTACCTTTATACAAGTAGATTTAACTCTACAATTTGTAGACGAAGATATATGGAATACATATGACAATACATTATCTTTTTTACAAAAATGGTATCATAAAAATAGTTTATTTATAGATAATTCTAAGACTAAATGTAATCCATTTTGTATTGTTGCAGAAGAAGAACAAATTATAGGATTTTTAACAAATACAAATCAGTTTATTTCTATTTCTGTGCCTGTACCCAATGTGTCTTCAATTATTCCTCCTGGTGTTCGTGTAATTCAAGAAAACAATTATTTATTAGCAGATAATGAAAATATAGAAAGAAAAAAAGATACAAGAAGAATAAATTATATCAAAAAAATAAAATACGAAACTTATTTTTTTAATGCTTTTCGCAATTTAATAAAGATTTTAATAAATAAATTTACCAATTTATCTGTTCGAAAAGAAATCCAAGAAGTACTAGAGAATAAATTATATTTTTATACATTCAAGTTAAAAAAAATAATTTATTTATTAAAGCAGATTACAGAACCATATATATTTTTTACGGATGATATAGATATAAATAAAATAAATATTGATTCCTTGTCTTGTATAAATAATAATACAAAAGAAGATTGTGAATCAAATAATGTATGTGAGTATTCTGTGTCAAAAAAATGTGTTTTTAAAATACCAAAAAATAATTTGATTACACAAACAAGCAATGTATTGTATTATTACGCAAGAATGGCAGATGAGTTAATACGTTATTACAAAACGAATCAATTTATATTTCAACCTCAAGTATACCAAAATTTTGAAAATATTCAATTCAAGTTAAATGATAATGAAATAATTTTAATTCAATCAATGATAACACAAGAATATTTTGCATCATTAGTTCCTTATGAAATGAATAAGTTTATTCAAAATAATACAATAGATGATGCAGAACCAAGAGAGCATCAATATTATACAAATCAATTTGCTACAGAAAAAGTTATAGAAGAAAAAGTATGTTTTATAAAAAAAAATATTCAATCGATAATGTGGAAGAAATGTTTTCCCAAGTCGTATCAAGAATTTGTATACAACAATACTATATCGTGTGCATATCAATATATAATAGATATTTTATATAAAATACGTAAAGAGCGATATTCTATTTTAGAAATAAAAGAGTTTTTATTTGAAGAATATTCAAAATTATTTAAATTAGAAAATTTTCAAGAAAAAATAATAGATATTTTATACAAGCAAGGAAAAAAGATATTAATAAAACAATTAAGAGAAGATAAAATTAATTTTCAATATATGTTATCTTCAGATAATTATTTTTTAACAAATTTGGATATTTGGATATTAATTGAAAAATTTAAAATTCCTACGATTATGTTTTCAAGTATTTATTTATTAGAAACAAATTATTTTTCCAAGTCAATTGTATTATATGACACAGATGAAAAATCAAATAATTATTTATGTATTTTTACTCAAGGATACAAAGTGGAAGAACCAATTCATTTCAAGTATGTAGTAAATAGTGAGGAAGAATTATTAATTTCTAAAAAAGAATTAACTGCTAATACAGAATGTAATCTTATTATAGATCAAGCAATGGAAGAATACTATACTTTAAAACATTTTTTAAATATCTATAAATTATTACCTACAACTGAATATTTAAAAAGGAAAGGAGTAATAAATATATTACAAAGACCACAAGATGAAAAATATATTAGTCCTATAAAAATTATGCCTCAAGCAAAAGTTTCACCTATTATGGAAGTAGTTAGAATAAAAAAACCTAAAACTGTAAAAAAATTATTACATCAAAAAGAACAAAAAGAACGAAAAGAAGAAATGAAAATGGAAATGGAAATAAAAAAAATAAAAAAACCTAAAACAGTAAAAAAAAAATCAAAAGAACAAAGTCCTAAAAAACAAAAAACAGAAAAAGTTAAATAACTAAATTAGGTTTTGTATTATAATAATTAACTCGAATTTGAGAAGCCAAAGTAGAAATAGGTTTTAGCCATTGTGCTGTATTCTTTTTATGATCTTTATCTTTATAGAGAGAGCCACAAAATTCTTCTGGCGTACAATTACCGATATCTGGATTTCTAAAATATTTTAGATTATTTGTAATTTGTTCAAAAGAGCCTAGTTTTAAAACTGGATAATCTTTCCAAATATCTGCAGCGTCATTTTTTGATACATTTTGTGATTTAGTCAAAGGAAAATCGTGATTTAATAAAAGATCAAAATATTCTTTTGTTTGTTGTAAATAAGAAAATGAAACAATAATAATTAATAAAATAAAAACAAGTATCATCCAATATAAAGTATTTCTTTTTTTACTCATATTATATATATAGTAAATTATTTAGAATTATTATATATATTTAATTAATGAATAACGAAGAAATGAAAGTAATAAAAAGATCAGGAGAATATGAAGATGTTTCATTTGATAAAATTTTAACCCGTATTAAATCTATTGGATTGGAACATAATATTCAAATAAATTATACATTATTAGCGATTAAAATAATAGATCAGTTGTATGAAAATATATCTACCACTTTAATAGATGAATTAACGGCTCAAACGTGTGCTTCATTATCAACCATTCATCCAGATTATTCTTTATTAGCTTCTAAAATTATTATTTCTAATTTACATAAAAATACTCAAGAAGATTATTATGTTGTTGTATGTAAATTATATGAAAAAGAGTTGATTACAAAAAAAGTATATGATATAGTAAGTAAAAATAAAGAATTGATACAATGTTGGATTGATTATTCAAGAGACTATTTATTTGATTATTTTGGTTATAAAACATTAGAAAAAGCTTACTTATTAAAAATAGATGATACAATTATAGAAAGACCTCAACATTTATGGGTAAGGGTTGCATTAGGTATTCACGGAGAGGATTTATTAAGTGCAAAAGAAACATATTTCTATATGTCAAACAAATATTTTATTCACGCTACTCCTACACTTTATAATGCCGGAACAAATAAATGTCAATTAAGTTCTTGTTATTTAATTTCAATTGAAGAAGATAGTTTAGAAGGGATTTATAATACACTAAAAGATTGTGCTATGATTTCAAAGTGGTCAGGAGGAATAGGTTTACATATTCATAATGTAAGAGGAAAAGGATCAAGAATCAAGCAAATAAATGGTATATCAAATGGTATAGTACCAATGTTAAGAGTATTCAATAATACAGCTCGTTATATCGATCAAGGAGGAAAAAGAAATGGTTCTTTTGCTATATATTTAGAGCCTTGGCATATAGATATAGAAACATTTTTAGAATTAAAACAAAATCACGGAGATGAGGAGTTAAAAGCAAGAGATTTATTTTATGGTTTATGGATGTGTGATTTATTTATGAAAAGAATAGAAAAAAATGAAAAATGGACTTTATTTTGTCCCAATGATTTGGAAATAAATTTATCAGAATTGTATGGTGATGAATTTGAAGAAAAATATTTATATTATGAGTCAAAAAAGATAGGAAAAGAAATAAATGCGAGAGAATTATGGTATAAAATATTAGATACACAAATGGAAACAGGAACACCTTATTTGTTATATAAAGATTCAATCAATAAAAAGAGTAATCAAAAAAATTTAGGTGTCATAAAATCGAGTAATTTATGTTGTGAGATTGTAGAATATTCGGATAAAGATGAAACAGCAGTGTGTAATTTAGCAAGTATAGGTTTACCTAGATTTGTGAATAAACAAGCAAAAACATTTGATTTTGAAAAATTACAAGAGATTGTAAAAATAATAACAAGAAATTTGAATAAGATTATTGATATTAATTTTTACCCAACAGAAAAGACAAAAAGAAGTAATATGCTACATAGACCTATAGGTATAGGTGTTCAAGGTTTAGCAGACACATTTATATTGTTAGATTATGCATTTGATAGTAAAAAAGCAAAGGAGTTGAATAAGAAAATATTTGAATGTATTTATTATACAAGTTTGTATGAAAGTAATCAAATAGCTATTTTACGACAAGAGAATGTTATAAAAATAAATAATTTTATTGAATCAAGTTTTTTAAATATAAAAGTAAATAAGTTGGATAATTACAAACATATTGTAGATATACTAAAGCAATATGTAGATAATATATATATACCTCAGCATATTTATAAAATATTGTCTGAAAACAATATTATTTGGAATGAACTGATTCAATTAAAGGATCATTGTAAGGGAGCCTATAGTAGTTTTGTAAATAGTCCTTTATCTCAAGGCTTATTTCAGTTTGATTTATGGGATGAAAAAATAGAACTTTCTCCAGAATATGATTGGGATGAATTAAGAGAATGTATAAAAATTTATGGTGTAAGGAACTCTTTATTAATTGCTCCTATGCCAACTGCAAGTACATCTCAAATTTTAGGTTACAATGAATGTTTTGAACCTATTACAAGTAAATCAGCAAAGAGATAGTATAGATATATTGTTATGTGAATTAGTAAAAACAGTACTAGAAAATGAAGAAGTACTTGAGAGAAAAGAGACACAAAGACAAACAC